ACCTCTCATATTAATAGCTAGAGCTGTGTTTGTAATCTCAGCTGCTGTTTTGAAAATCTGGGTGTACCCATAATTATCATCAAAGCTGTCTGAAAAAACGTCTGGTGACCCAGAGCCTTCAGCATATGCTGAGCCGATGATTTGACATACATCGCCGTCTGCGATGTCATCTTCATCTGAGCCTGAAGCTGCTGTTGAGATACTAATTACTTTAGCAGTAAATGATGTATCTGCAGCATTAACTACAGGGTCATCTTCAACTCTTACAATAATATTAGCGTAACCGTTAGCATCATAGTCTGTTTGTATAGCAATAACCATACCTTTTACTAAGAAGTTAACCGCTGCACCGTCTCTTGTATCTACAGTAAGACTGTGAGTTGAATTAACTGTTGCATTTGAAACAGCTGTTCCGTCAATTAGGAACTCTCTACTAGTGAAATCAATTTTTGTTCTATCTTCAAGATAACGGAACAAACTATCATCAGTAGGAAGTTTAGCTGTTTGAGACAAGTAAACAAAAAACGGACTTTCTTCTGGTGCTAATTCTGCAATTCTATCACCGAAGTTATAAATTCGTCTTTGGTCTGGTCTTGACCCGTAATCTGCAGCAGTTACTTGGTTGTTGAAACTACCCAATGACTCACTTGCCACTGGTATAGCGTTCATAGTTCCTTTTGTAATTGCCATTTTATTATCCCTCCTAAAGGATTATTTTTTCAAGCGGCGTGTATTACCTACAGCAAGTATACGTTTCCACATATCCTGGTCTGCATCTGGTTTAGGTGGCTCACCACCTTGTAATAAACCTGCTGACTTTGGATTTTGTTGAGTCTTTTTTACACTCTCAACATTAGCAGATACTCTACTTGGAGTATTACCTTTCCATACTTGAAAAAGTGTTTCTAGAGGAATATTATCTTTAGGTTTAGTTACAAAATCTACAAACTCGGCAGCTTCAGAGTTGTTCAATTTAAAATCATTTTGAACTTGAAAAGTTAATTTATCAACTTCTCTTTGTTGCTCTAATCTACCCATATATGCTTGCATTTTTGAACTAACAGCATTATCAATCTCTCTCTGTCTTACTTTATAAGAATCAGAATTAGGATTTGTATATGCGTCCCAAGGATTAAACTCCTCTTGTTTCATTGTTATTTGTTCTTTATCTTGTCCTTTACCCCCTGTTAAGTGGTTTCTAACAACGTCAACCAATTCAGGATTGTCCTGAAATAGCTTTGCTACTGGTCTTAATTTGCCTAACTCAGCCTCAGCTTTGTCATACATAGACTGGAATTTACGCACTTCATCTGCGTCAGAACTCGAATCTGGTGTGACACTGGGCTCACTTAAACTATTATTTTCAGAAGTTTCAGAACTTTCTAAAGTTTCTTCCATTACGTTTTCTTGCACGTCTGCCATTTTTAACTCCTATCGATGTCCCTAATCCTCGTCTATCAATGGTGATGTAAACGATTCTATTGTGGGCTGCACCTGTTGTTGTTGTTTTACCTTTTCAGCGTCAATCTTTAACTGAGATTCAATACCTGATTTACTTGTGGTAAGTTTGCTTTTAAACTTCTCAACCTCAACACGTTTTCTATCTGATACAGATTCTCTTTGAGCAGTTTGTAAATCGCCGCTTAAAGTCTTCACTTGCTCTTGTAACTGTTGTATGATACCTTGTAATTGTTGTACCTCTCCAGTTCTAGATAACACTCCTTCTTTATCATATATTTCTGTTTTCTTGAGTGCTTCTACTTTGTCAATCAATCCTAATTGATATGCTTCCATATACATTTGATACTCAGCATATTTATTATTAGGCATTGTAGAGCCAGCTACGATTCTTACATCAAATTGTCCAGATGTAATATCGTTTTTAATTTTTATTAATTCATTTGATTTATCATCATAAAGTCTATTGTTTACAGTAAACTCTGTAATATCATTGTTAGGTTGTACTATTCTAAAACTTTTTTCAAATGTGTAATGTCCTCTAGACATTTGATATAATACTTTACCTAACTGTTGTAAAGACATTTCTATATCTCTTAATTTACTTGCACCTCTACCTTCACCCATTTGTGCTAATAACATAGTACCTCTAACACTATTAGGTGCTCCTTGTTTAAAACCTTGTAATAGTTCTGGTACACCAAAATTTAAATCAATATATCTTTCTACTTGATTTATCAATGCATAAAACTCTCCAGACAAAGGTTGTGGTTGTGCTAAATGTGGCTCACCATAAGTTGGGTCATATTCTATAACTGCATTAGGATTAGCCCAATCTTTTTCTATCTGTGATATATCTTCTACACTACCTTGTGGTATCATAAGTTTTAAACCAGCAGCTGTTTGTGCGTGTGCTAAAGCAAGACTAAATAATTTATTTAATAGTCTTTGCATATCTTTTACTTTATTTACATCTGATTTAGGGTAAGGTGTATTAGTCCAAATATTTGGTATTGGTACAATAGGGTATGTATCAGTATCTAATATTGTTTCATATAATAATACTTGACCTAATGATGCTGTAAGTTTAATTCTTGTTTGTGGTATTTCAACATATGTATATATGTTAGATTCAATTTTTTCTGCATTGTTTTCTAAAAATACTGCAAATGTTTCTGCGTCCATAATTTGTTCTGATTCTTCTACAGTATCTGCTACCCTAAAGAAAGGAACTTTAACTTTACTAAATCTTTCTAATATTCTATATCTTCTTGTTATAGACATATCATAATCTTTAGAATCTACTTCTGCTGGTGTAAAAACTTTATTTGTATTTTTATTAGCAGAATTAGGAAAGTCATCATACTGGTCTTGAACACTATATGTTTCTATATCTTTTAAAAAAGGCTCAACGTCTGGATATAAATTTAATACTTGTTCTTCTGTAAGTATTGTTGAAAGAATAATACTAGCAGCATCTTGAAAATATCTATCTCTAGAGGCTGGGTCTACATATACTCTAAAAGGATTTAGATGTGTAAACATAACTTCGCCTCGTCCATAGTCAGCTTCTGGCTCTATATACGCATAAAAATATCCTAACCCTGTAGTTGCGTAATCGTGCACAGCTTGTTTAAAATGATGCTGCCCGTCTGATATATCGAATATATATTCAAGAAGTGTTTTCCATACATTTGCTAATTTAGTATCTGAATCTTCTCTTGCTGTAATCCCGTATCGCACAGGTCTAGATGTCATTAATGATTTTAATTTATCTATCGCTGCATATATTCTATCTATGGTAAAATCTGCTTGTCCTATTGATTGTAGTGCTTCTGATTCGTCTTGAGTGTAATGATTACCTAATGTAAAATCTATTGCTTCTCTTGCGTTTATGTCCCAATCTTTTCTTGCGTCGGCATATTTTCTAAAAATAGTTCTATTTTCATTTGCCTTTTTATCTTCTCGTATTGCCATTATTCCTCTACGTATGGTTTTAAGAACTCTTTATAAAATATTTTATTACGTGCTAATGTTCTTCTAACACCGTGTTTATCTCTAAAAGTTCTTTCATAATGTTTAAAACCAGTTCTACCTGGGTCATCTGCTATAGCACCTTGAACATTATTAGTTACTAATGATTTTGTTGTTGTTGGAAAATCTTTCAAACTACCTACATTAAAACATATATCTGCTAAAGCAAATCGTAGTCTAAGTTCTGTAGCTTCCCAATTATAATTTTTTTGCTCACAAAATTTTTTGGCTTTTTGGTATGAGTGTTCTGCTTCCTCTAATAATAAGTCATCAACTTCCGTTGAGGAAAGTCCTGTCTTTTCCAAAGTATTCTGTTCTTCTAATGTTTTTATTTTATATCCATATCCTATAGTTTTTAATCCACCTTCTGGTGAATCATATGGATAAAACTTATCCCCTACTTTATTATCATACCCTTCTACCCTTTTTAAGTAGTCAATGTATTCGTTTAAACTATACATAGCCCTGAAAAAGTTAATACCTTTTATTACCCGAAATCTCATATTTTAAGTCCTGTCACCCAATTTATTTGTTTTTTTGTTTGTCCTATAAAATCAGTTTCATTTACACTTTCTAAATTCATACTTCTACTTCTGGGTGGTTTAGCATAGAAGTCTGCATAATATAAACCGTCAAGTAAGTCGTCGTGTCTACCTTTTGGAAACTGAAATAATTCATCTACTAATTCAGTATGTTCTTTTTTAATAAATAGTTTCTTACTATTTACTATACTACCTAAAGACATTTCTAGTCTATCTTCTTTTTTAATACCGTGTGGTGGTCTTACACCTTTATTAATACCTGGTAGTAATCTTTTTTCTGATG